TATAAGTGCATCAGGTACTATAACAGCAAATGTTTTTATAGGAGATGGGTCTAATTTATCAGGAGTAACAACATTTAGTTCAGCAACTGTGTCTGGTTCATTTACATCTTTAAGTTCATCTATAGCTTCAGATGTAGCAACTAACACAGCAAAATTAACGGCTAATACTTCAAACGTAACTAGTGCGGGTGCATTGATGGATTCGGAAGTAACATCTTTAGCCCTAATTAAAGGATTAACGGCCGCAACTATTTCAGGTTCTATTTCTGCTACTTCAGTAGCGGCAGCAGGGGCTTTAATGGATTCAGAGGTAACATCTCTTGCTTTAATTAAAGGCCTAACAGCAGCAACTATATCTGGTTCGTCAACTTCTTTAAGCTCGTCAGTAGCTTCAGATGTAGCAACTAATACAGCTAAACTTACATCAAACACTTCTAATGTAACTTCAGCAGGCGCTTTAATGGATTCAGAGGTAACTTCCTTAGCATTGATAAAAGGACTGACTGCAGCAACTATATCTGGTTCATCAAATTCCTTAAGCTCGTCAGTAGCTTCAGATGTAGCAACTAACACAGCTAAACTTACAGCAAACACCTCAAACGTAACTAGTGCTGGTGCCTTGATGGATTCAGAGGTAACTTCCTTAGCATTGATAAAAGGATTAACTGCTACAACAATTTCAGGTTCATCAAATTCCTTAAGTTCGTCAATAGCTTCAGATGTAGCAACAAATACAGCTAAGGCAACAGCAAACACATCAAATGTAACTTCAGCAGGTGCATTGATGGATTCGGAAGTAACATCTTTAGCACTAATTAAGAGCCTAACAGCAGCAACAATTTCAGGTTCATTTACTTCTTTAAGCTCATCAGTAGCTTCAGATGTAGCAACTAACACAGCTAAGAAAACTGCAGATGCTACAAACGTAACTTCTGCGGGTGCATTGATGGATTCAGAGGTAACATCTCTTGCTTTAATTAAAAGCATAACAGCTGCAACCATATCTGGTTCGTCAAATTCTTTAAGTTCATCGGTCGCAAGTGATGTAGCAACTAACACAGCAAAATTAACTGCAAACACTTCAAACGTAACTAGTGCGGGTGCATTAATGGATTCAGAACTTACTGATTTAGCAGCAGTTAAAGCAATTAATCAAGGATTAACAACTACATCAAATGTAACTTTTGGAGGAATAACTGCTGCATCTTTAAATGTGACTCATCTTACATCATCTTTTATAACTTCTTCAACTATTCAAACTGAAGGCTCTAACCTCTTTGGTGATGCTATAAATGATACTCAATTTTTCAATGGTCATATAACAGCCTCGGGTAATATAAGTGCAAGTGGTAGAGTTTATGGTACACATTTTGGAACGGGTAATGCTAATAGAAATGCTATAGATTTTAGTACTAATAATACATTACAATTTAGATTAAATGATAGTAGTAGAATAACACATACTACTACTATATTTCGACCTACTACAGATGAAGCTGTTTCTTTAGGTAGAACAGCTAATAAATGGAAAGAATTAGTTGTCAAACATATAACAGCCTCAGGTAATATAAGTGCAAGTGGAAATTTATCTGTAAAAAATTTAGACAATGTAGATAGTATTAATGCTGGAACTTCTACATTAGGAAATTTAGATTTTACAACTCAAGGAACAGTAAATTTAAGAGCTTCTAATAGTACAACTCATGGTTTAAATTTATTTGGTGGAGTAAATGGTTCAGCTCCTCCTCATATTGGTACTATAACACATGAATTTTTAGAATTTAATGTTGGTAGTACTGATAATGTAATAATATTAGCGGGCGCAGCTGATCCAACTACTTCAGGAATGTTAGCAGGAGAAGCAAGATTTACTGGACATATTTCTGCAAGTTCTGTAAGTGCAAGTGGTGATGTTTATGGAAATAAATTTTATGGAGACGGATCAGGATTAACAGGAGTAACATCATTTAGTTCAGCAACTGTATCTGGTTCATTTACATCTTTAAGTTCATCAATTGCAAGTGATGTAGCAACTAATACTGCTAAAGCAACAGCAAATACTTCAAACGTAACTTCAGCTGGTGCTTTAATGGATTCGGAAGTAACATCTCTTGCTTTAATAAAAGGTTTAACAGCAGCTACGATTTCAGGTTCATCAAATTCTTTAAGTTCATCTATAGCTTCAGACGTTGCAACTAATACTGCTAAAGTAACAGCAAACACCTCAAATGTAACTTCAGCTGGTGCTTTAATGGATTCTGAAGTAACTTCTTTAGCACTAATTAAGAGCCTAACAGCAGCAACCATATCTGGTTCGTCAAATTCTTTAAGTTCTTCAATTGCAAGTGATGTAGCAACTAACACAGCTAAAGCAACAGCAAACACTTCCAATGTAACCTCAGCTGGTGCTCTAATGGATTCTGAAGTAACCTCTTTAGCTTTAATTAAAGGATTAACAGCAACAACTATATCTGGTTCATCAACCTCCCTAAGCTCATCTATAGCTTCAGACGTTGCAACTAATACAGCAAAATTAACGGCTAATACTTCAAACGTAACTTCAGCAGGTGCATTGATGGATTCAGAGGTAACTTCCTTAGCATTGATAAAAGGATTAACAGCAGCAACAATTTCAGGTTCTCTTTCAGCTACTTCAGTAGCAGCAGCAGGTGCTTTAATGGATTCAGAGATAGCATCTCTTGCTTTGATTAAAAGTATAACAGCAGCAACAATTTCAGGTTCTCTTTCTACAACTTCAGTAAGAGCCGCAGGTGCAATAATGGATGATGAAATAGCTGATCTAGGTCATTTAAAAGCTATTGATCAAGCAGTAGCAGCTGGTGATTCTCCTGAATTTATCACTGAAAATATGACTGATGGAACTAATAAACGTTTCATGACTGATACTCAAGAACAAAAATTAGATGCATTACTACTTGTTTCCGCTGCAACAATTTCAGGCTCATCAACTTCTTTAAGTTCATCTATAGCTTCAGATGTAGCAACTAACACTGCTAAATTAACTGCAAACACTTCTAATGTAACTTCAGCTGGTGCTTTAATGGATTCTGAAGTAACTTCTTTAGCGTTAATAAAAGGCTTAACAGCTACAACAATTTCAGGTTCTATTTCTGCAACATCAGTAGCGGCAGCAGGTGCGTTAATGGATTCAGAGATAAGTAGCTTATCATCAGTAAAAGCAATTGATCAGGATTTGGATACAAATGCTGATGTTGTTTTTGAAGGAATTAATTGTTCTGAAATTGTAAACTCTGGGGCAACTTCTTTAGGAAATACTAGCAATGATACAATTGTTATAGTAGGAAACATAACATCCTCAGGTAATATAAGTTCAAGTGGAACAGTTCAAGGATTAACAGGTTCATTTAGTGCTTTAGTAGGAGATACATCACAAGCAACAAGTTTAGAAGTAGATGGTCCTATAACTGCTTCAGGAGGAATCATATCAGACAATATAGAAACATTTTGGACTTCATTTAATTGTGATGGAGATGCAAGTTTTGCAAATAGTGCATATGGTCCAAACACACAAGGCATAAATTATTATTTATGGAATAGGAACTGGACATCAACAACATCAGATAGTGGTGATCCTACAGGCGATCATGTTCATAGAACAGAAATAAATACAGGTTGGTATGTGCCATATAAAATAAAAGTAGTAGGATTTTGTGGAGGACTTTCTGATGGTAGTGCTGCATCAACAACAACATGTACTATTAAATTATTTAATACAGTAGCATCACTAAAAGGTTCAGATTATGATAGCAATTCAGGAACAACAAAGGCATTAGTTGCTAGTTCAGGTAACGTGACATTGAATGGCAATAGATGGAAAAATTTCGATGTATCTGGTTTAAGTGTTACATTATCAGAAGGTCAATATGTACTTCCAAGAATTACAATGGGAGAAAATTTAACAAATTTAAGAGGACAATTTACAATAAAATTTAAAAGAGTAGTATAATGGCAATAAGAAAATCAGATGATTTAGCAAATGACTCGGATAGTAGATATAATAATTTACGAGATGCTAAAAAGAGATCAAAAATAACTGAAAGGTTTGATGATACAACACACAATGAACTTGCTGCGGATGAGGCTTTGCAGTTTTTAAACAAGAAGTTAGATGAGGTTATCGATTCAGTAAATACAAATATATCAAAAACAGGAATATCAACTTCTCAAGCAAGTGCAATAACAGCTAACACTGCTAAAGCAGGAATATCAACTTCTCAAGCAAGTGCAATAACAGCTAATACAGCAAAGACTGGTATAACATCAACACAAGCTAGTCAGATAACTTCTAACAATGCTAAAGTTAGTTATGATAAAAATTTATCCAACACTGATGATATAGATTTGAAAGCAACTGTTACAGAAAACAGAGGTTCATATACTTTAGTATTTACTATAACTGCTGGAAGAACAACAAAAACAGCTTCAATAAGCTTAGAATAATATGGCAACAACTATTATAAGACCAGATGCTGCATCATCTGATTCGGGGTTTGATCAAACTGGAGCTAACTTATTAAGTAGAATTAATGATAATGATACAAGTACATTTGTAGTTAATAATGTAACAACTGGTACATTTTCTGTCAGTTTTGATAATAATAGTGCTTATTCAGGAGCTACTATTAATAATGTAGTAGTATCTATAACTGGTAATACTATTAATTCAAAAGTGGCAGAAGCAACATTAGACCTTACATTAAGGGATAATTCAGGAGTTTTACAATCATTATCATTAAGCTTTACCCCTACTGAATCTACACAAAATGGATCAGCATATTCAACTAGTTTAACCCCTTCTGTAGTAGATGCACTTATATTAAATGGTACAGTTGAACAAGCTGGATATATTCTTAAAGAAATTTTTATTACAGTAGATTATACTGCTGCAGTTGTAACAACACCTTTTGTAGGAATGAAATCAGGAAAATATAAAATAGTAAGTGGTAAAATAAAAATATAGAAGTATGTCGGTTTCTATTTTTTACATATATGTATATCCGACTAATAAATAAAAATAAATTAATATTTAAGTTATGGCAGAAGCAATTAAATTTACAGAAGAAGAGTTACAATCACTCCAAAATTTACAATCAACCTATAATCAAATTACCCTAACAATGGGACAAATTTCTTTATCTAAAATTCAATTAGAAAACAGAGAACAATCTGTTTTAAACACTTTAGCTGAAGTTAGAGAACAAGAAAACACTTTAGCAAAAGAACTTACTGAAAAATATGGTAAAGGATCTTTGAATATCGAAACAGGCGAATTTACTCCAGTAGTTGAAGAAGCAGCAGAAGAAGCTTCGCAAGAGTAATTGTTTTAAGATATAGTTTATATTTATAGGTGACCCTAAAGAGGTCGCCTATACTAGTTTTGGTTTGCGAATCTCTTTTATATTTATATGGGAACACGTTATAGAAATTAACAAAAATAAAATAAAAATAAGATGGCAGAAACTATTATTTCACCAGGTGTATTTACGAGAGAAAATGATCAATCGTTTTTACCACAAGGAATCGGCGCTATTGGCGCAGCGTTTATTGGACCTACAGTAAAAGGTCCAGCTTTTGTACCTACATTAATTAGAAATGGATTCAACGACTTTATTAGAAAATTTGGTGATCAACACCCAGATACATATGTACCTTTTGCAGTAAAAGAATATTTACGAAATGCAGGAGTAGTAACAGTAGTTAGAGTATTAGCTGGTGGTGGTTATCAATATGATAGTATGGATGCAGCTTACATTGTGAATGATACTACAAATGAAATTATATCTGTATTAGTTCCTTCAAAAGGATATATAGGTGAAAATGTAGCAATTACAACTAACTCAACTATGAAACTTGTTGATAGTTCAGATGGTGGTGCAGCTAAAATAGGTGATAGTAGTTTAGCATTTGTTATATCAGGATCAGGAGTAATGACTGAAACAATTGTTTCTACATCTTTTACCACAGATTCTAGTTTATATGTAACAAAAACAATAGGTACTAGTCCAAATAATAGTAAAACAGGAGCAGATACTTTTGGTGGAACTCCATTATTTGCTTATCTTAACTTTGAAACATACCAAGATAATTCTGGAGCAGGAACAGATGACTTATCATTAATAACAGGTTCAGCCGCTTCAGTGTTTACAAGTTCATTTGTTGAAGGATATGATCACGCAAAAACACCATTTATTACTTCACAGTTTTTAGATGATGTTAAAACAACACAAAACTTATTCCAATTCCACACATTAGCTGATGGAACAAGCACGAATACAGATTATAAAGTTTCTATAACAAACCATAAAAATATTCCTGATATTGATAATGTAGAACAATATAGTACATTTACAGTACAGGTTAGAAAATATTCGGATACAGATAGAACACCTTCTATCTTAGAAGAATTTACTAATGTAAATCTTGATCCTAATTCACCAAATTACATTGCAAGAAGAATTGGAGATAGATATCAAGAATATAGTAGTGATTTTGGAAAAGTTCTTACAAAAGGAGATTATCCTAACATTTCAGAATTTGTAAGAGTAGAAGTAGACAATTCTGTTGCAGAAGGAGCAACTTCTCCATCATTATTACCTAAAGGATTTAAAACAGTAGCTGATACTATAAGTAATGGTAATCAAGGTGGTCAAACATATCAATTAAAAGCATATGTTTCAGCTTCAAAACAATTAATAGGTGGAAATTACAATACAAAAGCTTATTTAGGTTGGGATTTCACACATAAAGATAATTCAAACTGGAATAAACCAGTACCTTTAACATCTGCAGGTGGTAGTTCAACTTCTAATAAAGGAAATGATTTTAATGTAGATAATGAATTTATGCATTCAAGCTCATCAGCAGCATTTAAAGGATCATTAAGTGCTTCAATTGACATAACAGGAGCAACAGGACCTAGAGCAGTAGATTTAAAATTCTCAGTACCTTTCCAAGGTGGTTTAGATGGAATTGATCCAGCTACAATAATTAAAACTGGAGAAAATTTATCAGCTACAAATGCATTTGGTTTTGATTTAAGTTCAACAAGTGCTACTGGATATAATGGGTATAAAAAAGCATTAGACATTTTATCTAATCAAGATGAATATGATATTAACATGTTAGTATTACCTGGTGTAATTAAAAACTTACACGCTTCAGTAACAGATGCAGCACAAAACATGGCTGAAGATAGAGGTGATACATTCTATGTAATGGATTTATCAAAAGAAACAGCAACTGTAAATCAAGCAGTTAATGATGCAAATGGATTAGATACTAATTACGCTGCTGCATATTATCCATGGGTAAAAGTGCTAGACACTTCGCGTAACAAACCGATCTTTGTTCCCCCATCAGTTATCGTGCCTGCCGCAATTGCTGCGTCAGATCGAATTGGAGCTGAATGGTTCGCACCAGCTGGTTTAAACAGAGGTGTATTAGGAACTGTATTAGAAGCTAAAAATAGATTAACACAAGCTGAAAGAGATAGCTTATATGAAGGAAGAGTAAATCCAATAGCAACATTCCCAGCAACAGGAGTTTGTATTTGGGGTCAGAAAACACTTCAAGTAAGACCAACAGCTCTAGACAGAATTAATGTTAGAAGATTGTTAATTACTCTTAAGAAATTCATTGGAAGTTCTTCTAAGTACTTAGTATTTGAACAAAACACAATCCAAACTAGAAATAGATTCTTAAATATTGTTAACCCATATTTAGAGTCAGTACAACAAAGACAAGGATTATACGCATTTAGAGTAGTAATGGACGAGTCAAATAATACACCATCAGAAATCGACAGAAATAGATTAGTAGGTGCTATTTATTTACAACCAACTAAAACAGCAGAATTTATAGTACTTGACTTTAACGTATTACCAACAGGAGCTACATTCCCTGCATAAAAAGTTTAAAAGGATTATATTTATAATAGAACAATAAAATAAAATAAAAAGATGGCAATATTAAACACAAACGACATGATGTATACAGCATTCGAGCCTAAGTTGCAAAACAGGTTTGTAATGTTTATCGATGGAATTCCAGCATTCCTAGTAAAAAAAGTAGGAAGACCAAACATCCAATTTGGAGAAGTAACTCTTGATCACATTAACGTGAAAAGAAAAATTAAAGGAAAAGCTGATTGGCAAAACATTACAGCTGAACTTTATGATCCAGTAACACCATCAGGTGCTCAAGCAGTGATGGAGTGGGTTCGTTTGTCACACGAGTCAGTTACAGGTAGAGATGGTTATTCTGATTTCTATAAAAAAGACATTAGATTTAACGCATTAGGTCCTGTAGGTGATGTAGTTGAAGAATGGATTTGTAAAGGTGCTTATTGTTCACAAGCAAACTTTGGAGAAGCTGATTGGTCTTCAGATGCACCAATGAACATTTCTATCACTATTAGAATGGATTACGCCATCTTAAATTACTAATAGTAATAATTTATATAAAGAAAAAGCGCCTTTTTGGCGCTTTCTTTTTTCCTACATATATGTATATCCGAACTAG